AACCGCGAACCACTGGGCTGTATCAACAGATAGAGGCCGTGTCCATCCCGTAACTTTTGGTTGCTTTGGGTAGGCTTAGTTTTACGGATAAGCGTTTCGGTCAACATCAGATTTATCCTTTAGGCGGTATTTTTTTTGACTATAAAAAATGCCTCTCATCATACCGCTCAGAATCGGCAGGTTCCAGTAGACCTAATCGGGCAACATAAGACGATAAATCGATTAAAAATTTATAATTATCAGTAAGTTATAGATCATTACTGGTCAATATGAGATGACAGTATAGAGTTGCCGCAAAACGCAGCACCTGATCATCGGCATCAGACAAATAAATAGAGATCGTGCCTGCGGCAACAGGCGGCAAACTCAATAATTCAATGCCCTGGTTGCCGGACAGATAACACTGTGCTGCCTGCCCGGCCCCAGACTCACGGCCCAAGGTGTCGCTGATCGTCACCGCCAACTGATAAAGCCCTTTGGGCAAGGCGTAACCGTTGACCACGGTAAAAGGGCCGATAGCCGGTGTGGCAGGTGCGCCCCACGCCTGCCAAGTGAAACCCGGCAGCGTCAATAATCCACAGACGTAGCGGTTAGTGAGATAAATCTGATTATCCAATAAGGCATAACTGACGGGAAAATTGCCCACTACAACGCCCAAGTCTTTGACCGATTCATCACGATCAAGCACATGCAGCGTGCCGTGATCGACAAACAAAGCAAAATCCAGCGCCGCCTGTGACCATAACGAATGCGCCAAATTTCCCGTATAAACCGCCTGATACCCCGCCCGGCGCTGTATCCGGCCTTCCTTGCTCAAGTCGATATTGTCTGCCTCACGCAGCGCCAGCGGACGGCCATTTTCATTGCGCGGCAGCATGCCTTCAGGCGCAGTGTTGTTGATCCCTTGCGGCCACGGGCCAGCGGAAAGCGTGCGTAGATGTGCGCTCATCGTCTGCTAACCCCAATGTAAGGCCAATATCAATGCCGCTACCGCACTGATAAAGGGAGCAGCACAGACCAACACAATGCCAACGCCAGTACAGGTACGTAGCAATGGCGATAATTTGCCTGTTAATTCAATGCCTAATCGCCCCATTTTAAAAACACCTTTGCTATACTTTTTCACGGTGATTCCTTGCCGTTATCAAGGGATAAATGACCAAAACGCCTCGCCAGTTCGCTGCTGTGCGGGGTGCTTGTTTTTTAGTGCTCAATCACTCCTTCATGCCCGAATCCCTCCATAACCGGTGGTATACGGTTGCCGCCGGGCGTGCCGTTGCATCACGGCAAAGCTGCGCGCCGGGCCGAAAGCCGCAGCAAATCGCGTAAGAGCCACCTCAGCGGCCTGTGGGTCATACAACTGGCTGTCCTGGCTGGACAGCACGCTATAGGCGACCCATTCGACCAAATCAGCCTGCTGATATTCGGCAATTTCCGGGCTATCAGTGGGCGCAACCAGCGGCACCAACGGCAGCCGATAGCCGCTCACTTCCAGCACCGCGTTATCAACCGGGGCCGGATACAGCGCCAAATGGTTTTTGCTCGGATCATGCACCGCCAAGCGTGGCCTGCCCGGATCACCGCGCGGCACCAACCGCCTGCGCTGCACCTGCTCCAAGCCGGTCAAGGGCAACGGGCGCAGAAACTGCCCGTTCAGCCCGATATGTGCGCTGCTCAATGCAAACAGCCTATCGGGCAAAGCCACTGATTCAGCCCCCGCCAGCACCGACACAATGGCCGTATGCGGCAACAATCTGCCCCGTAATGCCGCTTGCGTCTGCGCCTGATTGAGCAAAGCGATCACGCGCCCATCATCGGCAAGATAGGGCTGCGTATCGTCATGCACCCGCAACCGGTAAGCGGCAATCAGTTCAGCAACCGTCATGACCTAAACCGCCGCTGCTATGGCCGCCTTGGCGACCACCGGGCGTTTTTTGGCCGGAGCCGGTTTAGCGTGCGCCCCGCCGGTTATCGGCTCAACCACTGGCCCATGACTGGCCCTTTCTTCAGCCACTTCAGGCGGCGGACGGCGCTCACACTGGCAACCACGGGCCAATGCCTCGGCATGAAACACCGGCAGCAGCGCTTGCCACTGCGTGCCTATCTGCGTGACATGGCCGCTGGTCAAGGCCAGCCGAATGCCCGAATGATGCTTGAATCTCATCCGTACACCTCATTGGCGCGCCCGACCACGATATATTCGATAAAAAACACCCCGTGGCCTGCCGTCACATCGGTGCCATTGCTTTGCACGCCGATCTTGACCCCATCGGGAAAATAACGTAGCGGGTGATTGATCACACTGGCTTCAGCGTCAAAGGCCCGGCCCAATAATGTGACCCCGTCAATATGCAGCCGTCCGCTGGGTGTGGTGCCATCAAAGGCTTGATCAATCACCACCCCTACGCGCAATAACAGCGTTCCGGCAGGCAAAGCAAGCAGCCGCTCTTTACCGATGAAAGCAGGGGTCAAGGCCACACAGCTTGCCAGCACATTTTGCCGTTCAAAGAGTTGTTGAGTCATCGCTGGATTCCTTGATTAAATAGCGTGATCTACGGCAATCACAGCGAAATCTTCCACGCTGCCGCCGTCGTAGGAGCTGGGAAATTGCGGCTTGAGCCAGCCGCCCATCTTGGCAATGGAAATCCCTTGCCGGTTGCCGTAATCCAGTTCTTCCTCGTCCCATTGCGGCGTACCCAAATCCGCCAAGGCCAACGCCTGCGCCCCTAATAGCAATGAGCGCGTGCCATCTATCGCCCCGGCTGTTGCCATTGCTGGCTCCGGTGGTGTTGAACACACGCGGATAAGGATGAATGATCAATCCATTCATCGTCACCACGGCCCCGGTAAACAGCTTGTTCGCCTCACCGCGGGTATCGCCACCAATCAAGCACTGCCTGAAATCGGCATCTCGATATAGGTGCGCCATGGTTTCCTCATGCACCAACAAGCAGTAATAATCCTTGCCCCCGGCGCGAATGGGCGGTATCCGTTTCATCATTGCCCGCGCCTTTATCGACGGCAGCAGCCCATAATTGGGCAAATCACCCGGCGCAACCAAAGACGTATCTCCGGGCAATAGCGTTCCGGCTGCCGTATAACGCACGTGCCGATTGGCTGAAGGCGGCTTGACATCCACCGCATAGGCTAAGGCCGTCCACGGGTCTTGCCCCGGCGGGGTCACACGCGGGCTGCCATCGGTATTGAAGGCGTAACTAACGCCTGAAGCGGTCAAAATGGCTTGATCTTCCCAGGTATCAGCCAGCCAGTTAGCCAAGGTGGTACGCGCCGGATTGCGGAAACGCACCACACTTTTTTGTTCAGCCAAACGGCCTTTGTTGATCACCCCGTTACGGATTTGATCAAAATTAACCCGCTGCCAGTGCGCTTCCATGCTGCGTTCATTGCCTAACAACGTATTATCGCTGACGATCCCGCCGCCGCTCATGCGTGAAACCAAGTGAAAAAAAGCCCCGGCCTCACCCTTGTTGTTTTTGCCCAGTTCAGTGATGTGCTCCACACAGGCACTGCCTCGGCTGCCGGTAAATTTGTTGAAGAAGAAACGATCTATCATTTCTTCATAAGCTTTATGGCGATAAGCCAGCTTTTTTTGCGGCTCCATCGCGCCAAAATCAGTTGCGGCCATAGCAATGACTTCCTGTGATCAAAGAAAATTAAAGAGAAAAAGTGAGCTTGTGAGCCAAAAACAAGGCCCTTGATTGCTTGCGGGAACGCACGCCTTCCCTTGGCGACGTGCAGCGCTCACAGCGCCTGCACCATCAGACAACCAACCGGCCTGCGAGCGGTAAAACCTTCACCCCGGTTTCACGGGATTGCCTGATTACGCCCGGCAACATCAGCGCAGCATCTTCTTGATGAACGAGCCGCTATCAACGGCGCAGCCATTGTGCCGCGCCATTTTGCATGATGTCAACTTGTTAATGAAAATTAGCCGAAGATCACCGCATGATAAAAGAAATTAACAGAAGTTCATGCCAGAATGTAAGCCAGTCACCAACGGGGAACATTCCCATGAAACAGCACATGGCCGTAGCCAGTTTCGGGCAAAAAATAGCCATCAGCGGCGGGGCCACCGCCGTAGTCGGCGGCATTACCGCCAATGATTTAGCGGCTATTTGCGGGGCCGTGGCCGGCATTGGTGGCTTGATCGTGCAAGTTGTGTTTACCGTGCTGCGCTGGCGCACAGAACGCCGGGACAAGCGCGAAGAAAAACAGCAGCAAGCCCTGCTCACTGCCGAAGACAACCGACGCAAAGAAGAGTTGCACGCCCTGGACGTACAGCAGCGTTTGTTGAATCTGGAGCGCACGCGCAAGGCGGTGTGTGATGAGTAAGCGCTCTTTGGCTATCGGCGCGGGCTTGACCGGCACCGTAGTAGCCTTGGCTACGGCCTTGATCATCCAATGGGAAGGCCGACACGTTGTGCCGTATCACGACCCGGTCGGCATTTTAACCGTGTGTTACGGCCACACCGGCCCGGACGTGATCGCAGGCAAACGCTACACCTTAGCCGAATGTAACGCCTTATTGCAGCACGATATGGCCGTAGCCGCCGCCATTGTCCAGCGTTGCTTGCCGATGCCCAAACCCGACCACGTGCACGCGGCGTTGGTCAGCGCCACCTTCAATATTGGCCCGCGTGTGGTGTGCGGCTCCACCTTGCAGCGCAAGGCGCTAGCAGGAGATTGGCCCGGAGCCTGCGCGCAACTGGAACGCTGGAAATACGCCCAAGGCCGTGTTTTACGCGGTTTGGTGCTGCGCCGTGCCGATGAACGCGCCCTGTGTGAAGGCCAGCCTGAAGCCTTAGCCCAATTCTTCCCTTGAATCAACTTCTTATCAGGAAACCCCACCCATGCTGCCCTACGAATCCCGCCTCAATGCCCCCTCCCCGACCCAACCCCAGCGCTCACTCAATGCCTTTGCCGCTAACCGCGCCATCGATAACCCAGCGCCATCCTTGGCTGCCGGTGCTCGACGTTTGGCCGATCCTTATAGCGCCGCCGTGGGCAGTGGCGGCTTTGCCACCTCCCACCCTACGGCCAGTGCCACTGCACCACGGGAATTAACCCCGCTGCAACGCGCCCAAATCGGCGCCCATCAAGCGGCAATCATCCACAAAACAGGCGGCACTGTCCGTCGAGCGGCCAATCTTGCCTTGGGCGCTGTGGGCCGCGCTGCCGTCGCCAACAGCGCAGAAAAACAGAGCACTGCCCCCGCCCGTCCCATGGCCGCATTCGGGCAAACCGATTCCAGCATGACCATGCCGAAAATGGGGGCCGCCCAAACCCCGGAAAACTTCGGGCCACAAAAGGCTATCGGCAAGCCGCGCAGCGTACAGGATGATATTGCCTACGCCAAGCGAAGCGCCCGCGCCCTGCAAGACATCCTCGGTGCGCCCAGCTTGCGCCTGTTCCGCAGCAAACGCCAAGCCCTTGCCAACGAATTTTCCCGGGCCATGGGCGCGCAAGACAGCCTGCATGCCCAAAGCCCCCAAGCACAAGACAACAGCACCATGGAGCAAGGACGGCAAGCCCATGATGTGCAACAAGCCAATGCCAACCGACGGCAACAAGCCGCCCAATTCAACGCCCAGCAATTCGGTCAAGCGCAACTGGCCCGGCGTAGCCTGGACACACAAAGCGACCAACCGTGGCAGATGAGCCAAAGCGCCGACGGCACCCCGGGCATTATTCGCACCAGTGGGCGCTTTACCCCAATTACCGGAGCCGACGGCCAACCGGTCGAACTGGCCCGGCCCCAGCAAGGCATTGCCCCGGAAACCCTGTTCAAAGCCTTTACCGAAGCAGAAAACAGCATCCGCAATAACCTCACGGCCACCCCGGAAGAACAACAAACCCAACTGGCCCAGCTCTACCGCAACCCCTTATATCAACCGCTGTTGCGGCAAAACGCCCCCAGCCCCGATGCCCAACTCACCCCTAACGGCCAATGGGTGCGCCAGCTCCCTGATGGCCGCTATCAAGCTTACGGAGAATAATCATGGGCCAGTGGCACGACTTGGATCATGACCCCTTTGCCGTTTCCAGCGCCATTAAACCGGCTGAACCTTCTGGTTTTGGCAGCGCCTTTGCCCAAGGCTTCAAGCGCTCCCTGCCAGAAACGAAGTCTTTACTCTATGGGGCCACTGCCGCACTCGGTGGTGCGGTCGGTGCAGAAACTCTGCGCGATTGGGGATTAAAGCATTACCAGCGCATTCACGATAACCAAGTCCAGCCACTGGCCAATCAACACACCTTTCAAGGATCGATCAAAGGTGAGCATTCCTTGGGTCAATGGGCGGGCGATACCCTGGGTAACTTTGCCGGGCAAGGCTTGCAAAGCGCCGCCGCTGGTTTGGCAGGCGGCGTATTGGGCGGGGCCGTGAGCGCCCCAGCCGGTGGTGTCGGGGCCGTTCCCGGTTCAGTGGTCGGTGCCATTGGCGGCGTGGTTGCCAAAGAAGGTGGCAAAAAACTGATTCAACGCCAAGTACGCCAGTTGATGAAAGAACAGCTTGCCGCCGGAGTCAGCCGCAGCGCCGCCCGGCAAGCAGGCAAAGAGCTGGCCCAACGCCGCTTGGCGCAAATGGGCGGCGGCACTTTAGCGGCAACAGGTTTAAATATCGGCCAGGAAGTCGGTATCGGTTACAGCCAGCGCGCCCAAGACGCACAAGCGGCCGGTGAATCCCTCACCCGGCAAGATGCCCTGCGCGCCATCGCGTGGGGCATTCCTGCTGGCTTGGTCGATACCGCTGCCGAAGGTCTGGCTGCCGGACGCTTGTTGCGCGGCACTTCGGCCAGCGGTCATCTACCGCGCCGCATGCTGGCCGGGGCCACGGCTGGAGCGATCACCGAAGGCGCGACCGAAGGCATACAAGCGGTCATGGAACGCGCCGGAGCCAATCAAAGCCTTACTGATGCACAAGCCATTGATGATTACATTGAAAACCTCGCCGCTGGCGCATTGGGCGGCGGAGCCATGGGCGGCATGTCCGGGGTACGTCGTCGCAACGAACCTGAACCCGCAACCGGCCAGCCTCCGTCAAACCCGGCGACCACTGAACCGCCTGCTGCCACCAATGTACCGCCTAACGCCCCGCCAGCCGCTTATCTTGCTGAAAACAGCGCCCTGGTCCGTCGTTTACTCACCCCCGATGCCGACAACAGCGGCTCACTGGTTCCCACCGCCAGCGGCGCTTTGGCCCCGATTACGCCTGCCCGGCCTTTAGCCCGACGCACGCTCACCGGCCAATTACTCGACCCGCAAGCCCGGCTGGCTCCTGAACGTGTGGCCCTACCTGATCCCCATTTCGAACCTATAGAGGCGGAATTTACCGATTTATCGCCTCCAACTGCGCCCCCAACTCAAAACCAGATCACCGGCCCAACCGCTGCCCCTGAACCCCCGGCAACCGCTAATCCGGCCGTCCCCGCTACAAGCATTGCCAACAACAGCAACCCCGCTACCGCCAATGCCCAAACTGGCCCGCTCACCCGCGCACTAACGCTGCATTCATCCCCCAACACTCCGGCACCTAGTTCAACGGCTCCCGATTACCCCAGCGGCCTGCCCCCGTATGCTTTACCCTCTGGCGTTGCGCCCCTTCCCACACCCCCGCCCCGCTCCTTGGAGGCCCCCGCGCAACCACGCACGTCCCCTCATTCGCCCCGGCCCCTTCTGGCCTTACCGGCCCCGCCTGAACCTGAACCGCACCGCGCACTACCAGCGAGCCAACTCCTTGCCCGCGAAAATTTGGCGCAACCGCCCGTGCCTCTCCTCCCGAAGGCCGTTACCCCAGAAGATATTTACCGCGACGTGGAGCGCCAACGCTTGCCGGTTGTCGATAGGCACAACCACTCCTCCAAGGAAGGGCAATCATTAATAGGGATGGCCGAGCACGGCCCCGCCGCCCGCATTGAACGTTACCGTGACGCGACCATGCACGACATGGGAATTATCAACGCCGATAATCTGCCAAAAGAACAGGTTCGTGCGCTGAACACCATTGCACGGCAAGGCTATGAAGCAGCGGTGATGGATGAAAATCTTAACCCGCCCAAGCAGTTAAGCACACTGGAGCGGCGCTTTTGGGCGCATGGCGTGCTCAAGCGTTTACAGCAGCCCGAAGTTTCGCACAACACGGAAACCCAGCGCCACGCCATTGTCCAGCGCCGTAACTACGAGCGCGAGCAAGCGGCGCATAAAAAAGAACAGCAACGCCAAGAACGGATTGCTGCGTACCGCGAACAGGCACAGGCGCAGCGGCAGCAAGAACTTAAAGACCGAGCCAACGGGATTTTGTCGGACGAAGACGCACAGCTAGGCGCGACACAACGCTGGCGGCATAGTTTGTCGGCAGAGCGTGCGGCTATCTTGCGTGAAATCGGCCTTGATGAGCGCTTGGCTGTCGAGCATCCGTATCTGCCCAAGGCTGCCGAACAGGCGTTGATAGACTACGAAAAGGCGCAGTTTAAAGCCTCACGCCAGCCTAAACCTAAAGCGCCCGCTTCCGCACAAGAGCAGCAATGGCAAGGCTTAAGTGCCCAGCAGCGGCACGCCTTGCTAAAGCAAGCCGGAGCCACCGACAAGCAAGCCAAGCACAGCGCCACTTACGATTGGCAGCGCTTCCAAGAAGCCGCGCAGAAGAAGCTGAGCGAGGTGATGCAGCTTGCACCCGCCGCGCCTTCTGCATCACCCACCCCTACACCGGCTCATCCTGCGCAAACAAACTCCCCCGTCCCCACGGTCAAAGCCTCTAAGCAATCGTCAGATGAATCGGTCGTGCCATCCTTGGCAAAACGTTGGGATACCCTACCCAAGCCTTACCGGCAAATGTATGCGCGTATTGTGGGAATCACCAAAGGCTTTTATAAAAAATGGCAGACCCTGGACAAGGAGATGCAAGAAAGCCTTCTGGAAGCGGCCCGGCGCGAGAATCAAGCCGCTACGGCTTGGAATAATGCCGATCAAGCACAGCGGCAAGACTACATGAAGCGGAGCCAAATCCCATATGGCGTAGATGAGATTACTCGCAGTGATTGGGGCCAACTGCCGCCGTTATATATTCCCAGTATTATTGATGGATATATTGATGCAGAGTACGAAGCCAGAGGCAAGCAACCCACATCCCCCGAGCCTGAACCTGCCAAACCGGCGGCACCACAACTGCAAAGCACAGTTTTGCAGGTACAAAGAGATGCGGTGTTCAAGGCATTCCTTGGCACCTTATCGCCCATGCGTGCCGGGCAAGCAAGAAAGGCCCTGGAGAAACGTACCGCTATTCGCTCCCAAGACGGCGGCCTTAGCCAGACACAAACTATCCGCGCGCACATTGAAGATTGGCATGCCAGAGGCGAACTCAAGCCGCGCGTTCTAGCCCGTGAAGGCATCCGGTTTCGGCCAGTGAAAAACCTCGATGAACTAACCCATTTTCTGGCTGAAAATGAAGGCTACCGGCCTCATTATGAGGTGAATAATGTCGCATTGAGCAAGGCCGCTTATGAGTACGCCCAGTTTTTATTGCATCCCCAAGCCGCAACCCCAGAAAATAATCTTATAAAACAGCCGGTTAAACAAGGTTACATCCGCCCCATTCCCTTAAAACTGGAGGGCTGGACAGGGACGACTTCAGAACTGACCGCCCTCGCCAGAGAGATTTACACCCAAGACCTGCAAGGCACTAGCGCAGAAAACGAAAGTTTGGGCGCAAGCATTGCCTTTACCAGTGAGGGGAAAGGCGAGGCGTTCGGGGCGCGTGGACGGCTACGCTCTGGCGTTCGTGCTGAACTGGTAAAAGTGCTTAGCGATCTCGTGCAAAGCGCCGTCAAGGTATCTCAAGCGCCGCCAGCCAAAGGTCGAGAGAGCGATACCAAAGCATTCCATACACTCATTAACGCCCTGGAGGTAAACGGACAGGTTATCCCTGTGCGCCTGACCATTCGAGAAGCGCCGCTTGTCCCTAAAGGCCAGCCCGCCCATAAGTTTTACGATATTGTCACCCATGAAAAAAGCCCCGTGGTGCGTGGACTGCGCAGTGATATTTCGACCGCTCATCCTCCCTTCGAGGCTCTAGACACCAAAATAACAGACCTTGCCAGCGTCTTCAATATCGGTGAGCAAACCAAACTCGAAGCGCAGACCCAAACTTCCCCTACACAAGCTACTACTAAAGCGGAAAGCAAATCCCCAAGCGCCATATCAAGCGAGGAAAAACACGCCGATGCTTGGGCGCAAGCCGATGACAAAACGCGCCGTACGTTGCTTAGAGCGATAGGCATAACCGATAAAAGCCTGATTGATCGGGGACGGTTAGCGGATTGGAAGGAATTTATTGAGCCGGGCAAAAGCCTTTTGGTACAGGCAATGGCGGCGCATGCCAAACGCCAAGCCCACATTCAAGCGGCACAGTATGCAAGTCCTGTTACGCAAACACAGCGCCAAGCCGCACATCCGGCACTGACCCCAGCACAACTAAAAACACTGGCGCAATATCTGCCCATAGAAGCGGCGCAGTTAAACAAAAAGCCCACGCCCGCTGCTGTGCGCGGCTGGATACCGAGTCCCCGTAATGATTTTTTTGCTACCGGACACTTGGTGGATTTTATCAGCCAACCGCACTTGTCCAACTGGCAAACACGCATGGATGACAGGGGGCGCAACCTGGACGCAAACACGGCTAAAAATTTTAGAGAAGAATTGCTAAAAGAGGCCCAAGATGCTATCCCCGCGCAAATGCTGGCTTGGTATACCGATACGAGGAAATACGAGGCAAAGGCAGGAGGAGTTGCCATTGCACCTAAAAGCGGCGGCGAGGTACAGTATTTTGACCTTAACAACCTGCGCTACTTTTTTAGCAAGTTTGGCGATCTCACTGCCTACCTGCATGTTGAAGAACGTCGTTTGTACTTGCGTAACGCTAAACAACAGTGGGTCGGTTTCACCACTGCTTACCGCGCCTATGAAGATCGTCAATGGCAACCCACGGTAGCGCAAATTAATACTGAAATAGCGCTGCATCACAACGCGACGACAGAAAACAAACCGAAAACGACCATAGCTCCGCTTGCTGAAGAGGGAAATTACAGCACCACTTACAACAACGCCAAGCAACCGTTGGCCGACCTGGTCAAAGCCTATCAGCAAGGCACGCTGCAAGACAGGGGTCACACGCCAGAACTGAATGCCTATCTTGCCCGATTTGAAGGCCCGCGCCGAGCTGAAATAAGCAAGGCATTATTATCTGACGCAAGCGTAAGCTTGGATAGCGGCAAAACATGGGCCACAGGGCCGGCACATCGGGTAGCTGAAACGCTAGTCAACAGCGGGATGTTGGCCAACCGGTTGAATACTTCCCCGACTGCTTGGAATGGGGACAAACCTTATAACACTTTTGTCATTCAGCACGATGCAAGGCTGGGTTATGAAGCAGCGGTATACGCCAATCATTTACTGGATGAACGAGCGCGAAAAAAGCAACCCGCACCGCCCAAGCCGCCTGAAGTTCAGCCGCAAAAACCAAGCAGCATCGAAGACTTCGGCGAAAAAATTGGCGGGGCGCGCAAGGATTTGGCGGCAGCGCTAAAAGAAAAAATCAGCGCAGGCGATTTGCGTAGTACATCGTTTTCTAAACTGTGGCCGCTTTCGGATATTGCCAAAATCAAAGATGACGTGATGGCCGCTGCGGTAACGGCACTGCGCGCAGGCGTGATGAAAAGGCCTGATAAAAATGCCCGCGATCATTGGTTTGAAAACTGGGCAAAGGAGATCGAACAAGCCCGCGACCGTGCCACACTGGCTTTACAAGGCCGCTTTGCCGAAGCATTCAATACCCCCGGCCCGCGCTTTGATTTGCACAACGCCGATAACATCCATTTGGAGGACAACTATTCATCCGCCGCTTGGCATGCCCTGTTGCTAAGCCAATTACCGCGCCAGAACTGGCCGCACGTGAAGAAAGTGCGCGTTGGCCTGCGCGGGCTAAACGCCGTGCAAGTGGGCAAAGGGTATCTTTACCCGACACGCGGCCAAACCTTTTACACCTTTACCCGCCAAGTGCTTAAGGCCGTCGAACATGAGCAGCAACTTGCCAGCGGTTTGTCACACGCCTTTACCGGCTGGTCGAACAAAAAAGGCGAGTTTTGGTTTACCAAGGACGGAGACACAACCCAAACACGGCTGATCGTTTTCGATAACCGTGAAGCCTACGACGCTTTCCGCAAAGCCCCCGATTTTGTAGCAAAACTCAATGCGCTCTGGGAGGAGCACAAAGCAAAACACAATCTGCACAAAACCGATACGCGCAGCAAGGAAAATCGTGAACGTCAAGGCCCCGATTGGCGGCAAGGCAAAGATATTACGCCGGATGAATTTAACCAGGCATTCGGCTTTAGAGGCGTGGAGTTTGGCAACTGGGTAAGTAAAACCAGAGAACGGCAAGACGGGTTAAACCGCGCCTACGATGCGTTGCAAGATTTAGCACAACTGCTGAACGTGCCAACACGCGCCTTGTCGCTTGCGGGCAAATTAGGCTTGGCTTTTGGGGCGCGCGGTAAAGGCATGGCAGCGGCGCACTACGAACCGGGCCGCGTGGTGATCAACCTCACCAAAACCCAAGGTGCAGGCAGCCTTGCGCATGAATGGTTTCACGCGCTGGACAATTACTTTGGCCGCACTCGTATGGTCAATATTGCCGAGCGCACAGGCGCAAAAGCCAATGCTGAATTTATCAGCAAAGCCCCGCTGGAATTTTACGTTAAAGGCAGCAAGCTTATCCCCGCAAAGGACTTTGAAGCAGCGCTTGCAGCAGGCCGTCCGACGGCCGATAACTTCAAGCAAACCGCCCGGCATCGTTGGACTTGGCAACAGATGGGCGACAGCGCGGAAGGCTGGACGAAACTGGATAGCGTCCGCCCTGAAGTATTGCACGCCTTCGAGCAGGTAGTTGCCGCGCTCAATCAATCGCCAATGAAAGCACGTGCGGCCAAAGCAGACAAGGGCAAAGAGGGCTACTGGTCACAGATCATCGAACGCGCCGCGCGTGCGTTTGAAAACTTTGTGATTGGCAAGCTGCAACAACAAGGCCAGCGCAACGACTATCTCGCCAACGTGACCGCCTTTGAAGACTTCAGCCGCGACGAAAGCATCTATCCCTACTTGACCAAGGACGAACTGGCCCCCGTTAGCGCCGCCTTCGACACACTCTTTTCCACCCTGAAAACCCGCACCGACGATAAAGGCAATGTAGCGTTGTTTTCTAGAAGCCAGCAAGATAAGTTCAGCATACCCGTGGAAGGTCGTAGCAAAGCCGATGCAGAGGAAGCGCTGGCTAAGTTAAAAGGTCAACCGCTACTCAACTATGAAACGGGAATTGAAGCGCTCATCAACTCAATGCAAATCAAAAAGCTAGTGAGTGAAGCAGCGGTTAGTAAAAGCCGAGCAAACGGGTTTACCCGTGAACAACATTACGCCATTGTCAGCCATATTAAGACGCTATGGCATGAAGCCATTCATATAGTTGATAGTTTAGACACCAAGCATAACGATCCCAATGTCACTATGCGGCGTTTTGCTGCACCCATTCAAATAGCAGATCAAACACACTATGTAGTCATCACTGCCAAGCAAACGGTACAGTTCGGAAGTCGCATCTACACATTAGAGGCTCATGCAGAGAAAACGCTCCGGGGTACATTAGAAGACCTTAGTTCGGGCAAACCCGGAACTTCCATCTCCCCCTCTTTCCGAAGCGTCAATGAAATCATAGAAGCGCTCAATGCCAAGGTCAACCCGGCCACCCCCAAGCAATCCCGTAACCCAAGCATTCAACCACAGCGCCAGCGCCTGGCCGATGTAGTGGCACAGGCAGCCAGCTTGGCGAGGCACTGGCCCAACGCCCCGGAAATCATCGTTGCGTCTGATTTAAGCGACCGGCTTATCCCCGAAGCCGTGCGCCGCGAAAATACCCGGCAGCAACGCCAAGACGCGACCGGCAGCCCCGAAGGTTTCTACTATCAGGGCAAGGTGTACTTGATTGCCAGCCAGCTCAAGAGCGATGCCGACGTAGCGCGCGTGCTGTTTCATGAAGTGTTAGGCCATGTTGGCCTGCGCGGCGCTTTTGGCAGCACCCTCACCCCGATATTAAAGGAGCTTGCCAATGCCCGGCGCGTGGAGATTGCCGCCAAGCTCAAACAGTATGGCCTCACCGACACCCCGGCAAACCGCCTGATTGCGGCAGAAGAAGTGCTGGCGGAACTGGCGCAAAGCAAGCCGCAGCTCAATCTGGTACAGCGTGCTATGGCCGCGATTCGCTCATGGCTGCGGCAGCATATCCCCGCCCTGCGTCACCTGCCTTTAAGCGATCACGAATTAATCCGCAACTACATTTTGCCTGCCAGAACGTTTGTGGAACGCAGCACCCCCGCCGCCCAAGCACGCTCCCAGCAGCGGGATACACCGGCTTTTGAGCGCGGGAAGGTAATCCCCATTTTTGATCTGGACAATTTGCCTTCCTTACGCCCAGCCCGCACGTTCAAAGAGGCCCGGCAAGCCGCCAAAGCCTTTCAAGGCAAACCACTCACCAACCAGCAAACGGGCATGGTTGCCGTGGTATCGCGCACCAACCTAGATAAGATGCTTAGCGGTAAGGCCGTCAGTAAATCAGAAAGCCCGGCACTTCAATCTACTGCCGTAGCCAATATAGATAGCTTATTCAAACAAGCGGTATGGGGCTGGAGTAAGCCGGATCGGGCTATTGACAGCAATATCAAAGCCATTCATCGCTTCTTTGCACCAATGGACGTAGATGGCCGTATCAAGATGGTCAAGCTCACCATTAAGGAAATTGCACCCACACAGCAAACCAACACGGTATACACCGTCGAAGCTGTGGATTTTGCAAACGGCGGGAAACAGTGGCTTGAAACGGCCGCCCTAGAGGATGGTATTTCTCTAGAAAAGAAAACACCCCAGCGGGGGGAGTGGGCAGTCGAGATAATCAAAAATGACCCTAAAACTACCCTCTATGGTTTCCTTCCCGAAGGAAGCGCCGCTGAGGCAGTCCTTAATCTAGCCCAAGCCATTGAACAACACAACACCCAGCGCGCCAGCGAAGGCCCGCTCTTCTCCCGTTCTACGCCGGAAACGGTCATCGGCACCATTAATCAAGCCGTAAAAGGCCCGCGCGGCCCGGCTTGGGCGCGCGTCAAGCAGTTATTCAGCAACCTCAATCCCAAGCACTTACGGGAAAACACCCGCCCGGCGTGGCTGGGTGCGCTCACGTTGCGCCATTTGGCCGAATTGGGCAAAGATATTGGCCTCAAGCAAGTCAATGATTACGCCAATTTGGTGCAAACCATGGCGACCTTGCGCAACAGCTTGCAGGACAGCGCCGCACAAACAGCGGATCAATGGGAGAAGTTTCAGCGCCAGCAGCGTACACAAGCCGACGCGATGGCGAACCTAATGTTTGATGCCACCTTGGCGAGCGTTGACCCGGATGCGAGCTATCAGCCCTTATCCGTACCCCAAGCCCAATACGGCCAACAGGTATTTGAACAGGAAGATTTAACCCCGGCTGCCTTCAGAGCACGCCGCCGCGCCATTCATGCCGCATTGCAACGGGCGCGCGGCCAAAACCGGCAGGTGTTACTGGATCAACGCCAGCAACTCAACACCCGCTGGCAGCAAGAAAAAGCCCGCTTGCGCGCCTGGCCAGCCTTGCAAAAACGCTTTGCGGCCCTGCCTGAAACCGGGCAGCGCCTGTATCGGCAAGTGCGAGACAGCTACCGTGAACAATCCAGCGCGCTAGAACAAGCACTGATTGCCCGCATTGAAGCGCTGATCACCGACGGCAACACCCGCGCCGCGACCCTTGCCCGGATGCGCCAGCAGTTTGAATCTGCGCGCCTGCGTGGCCCGTACTTTCCGCTGCAACGCTTTGGCACCTTCTGGATTCATGCCACCGACAAGCACGGCGAACCGGCGTTCATGATGTATGAAACCGTACAAGCATGGCAGCAAGCGCAACGCGACTTAAAGGCCGAAGGCTTCAGCATTCAACAAGCCGGGCGCAAACTGGAAGATGCCAGCCAGTTACGCGGTTCCAGCGGCAGCTTTATCACCGATTTGCAGCACCTGCTGGAACGCCACGGCAGCGACCCGGCGCTGCGTGATGAAGTCTATCAACTGTATCTACGTACCTTACCCGATGTCTCCTTGCGTAAGCATTATTTACACCGCAAAGGCACGGCAGGCTACAACCGCGATGCCTTGCGCGCCTTTTCAGCCAATTTATTTCATGGCAGCTTCCAAATTGCGCGCCTGCAATTCAGTCATCAACTCGATAGCACCTTACAAGCAATGAAGGCACAGGTTAAGCAACTGGCTAAAACCGACGCTGAACGCGCCGCCAAAGCCGCGACCTTGTATTCAGAAATGGGCAAGCGTCATGACTGGGTGATGAACCCGCGTGATTCCAAAGCCGCCAACACCCTCACTTCCCTTGGCTTTGCTTGGTATTTGGGAGCCACCCCGGCTGCCGCGCTGGTCAATCTAAGCCAAACGGCCATTGTTTCCCTTCCCGTATTAGCCGCCAAATTTGGCAGTGCCAAGGCGTTGAAAGCGCTCACCGACACCATGGCCCTGTCCCTGCGCAGCCAAACCGGCGACCTTCGCACCCGGTTAAACAGCGAAGAACGCGCCGCCTATCAACAATGGCACGCCATGGGTACCATTGACAAATCCCAAGCGCATAATTTGGCGGGACTAAGCGAAACCGACAGCCACGCCTTCAACCCGCATGCCCGGCGCGCCATGCACCTGATTTCATGGCTGTTTCACCGCGCCGAAGTGGTCAACCGCGAAGCTACCGCCCTGGCTGCTTACCGGCTGGCCCGACAAAATGGCATGGAACACCCCGCTGCCGTGAGTTACGGCCATGACGCGGTCATGGAAAGCCATTTTGACTATTCCAACGCCAACCGCGCCCGCTGGATGCAATCCAATGCCGCCAAAGTGTTGCTGCTGTTTCGCCAGTACAGCCTGAACATGACCTGGTTCTTATGGCGCAACCTCTATCAAAGCCTGCAAGGGCAAGATGCACAAACCAAAAAGGAAGCACGCACGAAGTTAATGGGCGTGTTGGGCATGACTGGCCTGTTTTCCGGCGTGATGGGCCTGCCCTTGATGAGCGTTTTATTCAGCGTGGCCGATGCTGCCGCTGCCGCTTTGGGTGATGACGACGATGACCCCTTTGACAGCAAAGTCGCCTTCAGGAACTTTCTGGCTGATTACTTGGGCAAAAGACAGCGCCCGATTACTCGCCAAAGGGCCAGTGGATAGCCTCACTGGGGCCAGCATAGGCGCGCGCGTAAGCCTAGATGAACTGTGGCTGCGCAGCCCCAACCGCGAACTGGAAGGCCATGCCATGGCGCATTACTTGCTCGAACAAGCTGCCGGGCCGCTGTTTGGCGGCCTGCTCACCAACACCCTGCGCGGCATGCAGCAACTCCACGACGGCCACACTTGGCGCGGCATCGAAACCATGCTGCCCAAAGCACTCAAAGACGGCCTCAAAGCCCTACGCTACGCCCATGAAGGGGCCAACACCCTCAAAGGCGAACCGCTGATTAATGAGATGAGCGCGCAAGAATCCCTGCTGCAATTATCTGGCTTTGCCCCGGCACGGCTGAATGAACGCTACGAAGGGATGAACGCCGCGAAAAACTTTGAGCAAAAACTGCTGGATCGTCGCCGCCGCTTGATGAACGCCTTCTTGCGCGCCCGCCAACGGGGTGATGGCCGCGCCGGGCAGCGCGCCTTGGACAATATCCGTGCCTTCAATCGCAAACAACCGCGCTTGGCGATTACCGCCGACAGCTTGCGCCAATCCGTGCGTACCCGCCAGCGGGTTTCAGCAACCGCTTATGGCGGCAGCGTGCTCAATCCACGGATTGCCCCGGCAGCCCAAGCCCAAGCGCGCTTTGCCGAATAATGAGCAATTGTGAGGCTAACTTCTGTGAATATGTCATTATCTGCATTTAATTTCATTAATAAGGCCTGCTAATGAATATCTCAAGCCACGCCAGCGTTACCCCTGATAACACCGTGGCCGCAGCACTGGATAGCGCCCCGCCAGAAGTCATCGCCGCCTTTCAGCGACTTAACCCCCGCCAACAAGCCTTTGCGCTGGCCCTGCCGACAGCCAAAAATCATGCCCAAGCCGCCCTTGCCGCCGGCTATTCTGCCTCCAATGTCACCGCTCACGCCAACAAGCGCTACCGCAACCGGCATATACGTACCATTTCCCGCTATCTATCGGCGAACGCCTTGGAACGTGCCGGTATCAGCACCGAACGTTGCCTAAGAGAACTGGGCAAGCTGGCCTTTGCCAACCCGGCCAGCGCATTGAACGCCGACGGCCAATTACTGCCGCCGGATCAATGGCCCGATGAAGTCGCCGCCAGCATCATTGAAATCAAGTTGGGCGATGCCCCCAAGCTTAAATTCAGCGACAAACACGCTGTACTGCGCACCTTGCTGGAACTGGCCGGGGCCTTTCCCGACAAGCGCGAGAAAATCAGCGTCGACCATAAAATCGGCGTGGTCACGGTACCGCTGAAAATGGAAAGCACGATCACCGCCAGCGCCGTGAACCCACCTGCCGCCCCACCCTCTTCAGCCCATCCAAACGCCTTTATTCTGCCAAATCTAAACCATGACTGAAGGCGCAGCGATCCTCTGGCAGCCGACCGACAAGCAAGCGCAATTTCTCGCCTGCCCGGATTATGAAGTGCTCTACGGCGGCGCAGCAGGCGGCGGCAAGAGTGATGCCTTGCTGATTGATGCCTGGTGTTTGGCCCATGGCGGCGCGCAACATCCCCTGCACCGGGCCATTATTTTCCGGCGCTCGTATCCCGAACTCAAAGAACTGATCGACCGCTCTCACGCCCTGTATCCGAATTTCATCAGCGGCATTAAATACAACAAGAACGAACACCGCTGGACGACCCCATGGGGGGCCATGGTCGAATTTGGCTACCTTAACAACGATGCCGACCGCTTCAAATACCGGGGCCGGGCATGGAATTACATTGGCTTTGATGAACTCACCTTATGGCCCTCGTCCACCTGCTATCGTTATCTGATTTCCCGCAACCGCACCACTGCCCGCGATGCCCTGTTCGTCACCAGCAAAGTGGAAGCGGCACACAAAAACTATGCGGTAGCCAAGGCGAGTATTGATGATTCACTGCAGGCCTTGGGGCTGGACTATATCGACCTGATGATCATTCATAGCCTGCAGCCGTGGACGGAGTTTGGCGAAGACGAGCGCTTTTTTGAAGGCAACTGCCAAGCCTGGCGGGCGTTGGAAGACGCCTATCAGGCGGGTAAACTGCGCGCGATTGGTGTGTCCAATTTTCAGCAGATAGACCTCGACAATATTTGGGAGAACGGCACCATCAAACCGATGGTCAACCAGATGCTTGCGCACGTCAGCAATACCCCATTTGATTTGATTGCATATT